AGACATTACCATACTACGATAGATTTCCTCTCATATTTGTGTTAGATAAATACAAAGACGGCTTTCTTGGAATGAATATGCACTATCTTCCTCTCATGTACAGAGCCAGATTAATGGATAAATTGTACGATATTGAGCGAGATGACAGACTGCGAGATAGTAAAAAACTAAGGTTGACTTATTCATTCTTAAACAGTGCGGCAAAATATAATTATTTTAGACCTACTGTGAAACGATATCTGTCTAATCATTTAAGATCACGATTGCTATACATTCCATATGAAGATTGGGACACTGCTCTGTTCTTGCCGACTGAAAGATTCAGAAAGGGCAAGAAATCAAAAGTCTGGAATGAATCAAAACAAATCATAAGAAACGGATAAAAAAATGCCATTCAGCGTAGAAAAGTTTAAGCAAGAAGGTACTGCAAAAGGCTCAATTAAGCCGAGTAGCTTTGAGTGCTGGATATTCGGAGGCACATTCTCTGGCGCGATGCACTCGTATAGAGCGGAAGCACTATCGCTCCCTGGTGCCGCATTTGCGAATATCGACAACTATAAACCTTACTCAACGGGCGCGGCATATACGGTTCCTTATTCGTATAATCCACAAGAAATAACGATTACATTTACAGTCGATGAAGATGGTTCGATTCTAAAGAATGTTAATGATTGGGTGAATAAAATTGTCGATATTAAAGGCGATAGACTTTACTATCCTGGTTATTATAGAGACTACGCAACGGGTGTTATCGAGATCAGAGTATACAAACCAGACGGCGGTCTATCCAAAACATATAAACTTTATGAATGTTATCCAATTGCTGTCGATCAGATGCAGATGGCATGGAGTAACCAAGACGATCTTGCGAGATTGAATGTAACATTTAAATATCTGAACTACACAATTACGTAATAATGGAGAAACATTATGGCACTTCCTAAAATTAATATTCCCACGTTTGAATTGACACAGCCCTCGACAGGTATGAAAATTCAGTATCGTCCATTTTTGGTGAAAGAAGAAAAAATTCTTCTCACTGCTAGAGAGTCGGACGATGCGATTGATCACATTCGAGCAGTAAGTCAAATCATCAATAACTGCGTCATCAGCGAAGGCTTTGATGTCGATGATATTCCTATTTTTGACATGGAATACATCTTCGTTAAATTGCGTTCCGCATCCATTGGCACAACAGTAAAGTTCTCAGTGAATGATAGTACTGACGGTCAACGCCATGAACTTGAAATTAATCTTGATGAGATCGAAGTACAGTTTGCAGAAAACCATGATAAAAAAATTCAGATTAATGATAAAATTGGTATGCAAATGAAATACGCTACTCCTAAAATTGCTGAGAAAGTAACTGGCGGTACAAATAGAACTGACGTTGTGTACTCAACAATCATGGAATGCATTGATTTTGTTTACGATGAAGAAGAAGTTTATCCTTGGAACGAATCAACTGACATTGAAAAGAGAGAGTTTCTTGATAACTTGCCTGTTGAAGCGTATGAAAAAATTGAACAATTTTTCAACACTGTTCCGAAGATTGAGCATGTTGTCGCATATACAAATAATAATGAAGAAGAAAAGAGAGTTGTGTTCCGCTCGGTCGAAGATTTTTTCTACCTTGCCTAGGACATATGTCTCTCTACGGTTATTATGAATTGTTATTTGCTATATCACAGAATCATAAATTCTCAATCACTGAACTAGAAGATATGATTCCTTATGAGCGAGATGTGTATACGCAAATGATTAGAAATAAAGTCGAAGAACAAAAAGAGAAAGCAAAAGGATACATCTAATATGTACCTAGGCAAATCAGGAAAATAAAATGGCTAAGAAACCAGGCAGACTATCGTTTTTAACCAAAGCATTGAAATCCAAGAAAAAGCCGAAAGGCAAAAAGGATAGCGGCGGTGGCTTAAAAGGTTTTGCAAAAGGATATGTGGCAAGTTCGATTGTTGATGCTTTATTTGGCGGAAAAGCCGAAGAATCTGTGATTGACGATGCCATGGGCGCCACCTCGAATGATAAAGATACTACAACAAGCAGTAATAAGTCAGTTGTTGATTTTCCTGATTTGCAGAAAGTAAAAGTAGCAGATGTAATCATCAAACCTAAATTAGGTCCCCTTGAGGGTAAGTATGCCCGTCACCTTAATCTAATCATCGAGCGACAAGCAAAAGTCGAGTCCGCTGTTAGGACACAGAATAATTTAATCAACAAATATAATAGTCTTGTTTCATCTGCTATCGAACAGAATAGAAAAGAAAGTCTAGCACAGAGACGGCGCGATGATGAAGCAGAGTTAGAAAATAAAAGAGGACATGAAAAAACTCAATCCTCTATAGCAGGTCTTCGCAGGACTATCAGTGATAAGAGTGATGGTCTATTAAGAACTCTTGGTAAGATTGCGCTCGGTGGTGCGGCTGGATTTGGTCTGTACAATTATGCAGTTGGCAATATCAAACCCAGCGGAACAGACATATTAGATACAGCAATCGCAGGGATTGAAGCTGTCGATCAAGGCATTACTACATTTACTGATACGGTTGTTCCTGGTATAACATCTGCCGCTGGTGCAAAAAAAGGCACACAGATAGGTAAGAACGCTAACGCCGCAAGAAGAACATTCGACACGAAAGGTGTTAAACCTCAGGGTCTAAGTGATAGAATGAAACTGGCAGGCCTCAGAGCCGCCGATGTTGTGCAGAAGCCAGTAGGAATGCAATTAAATCCTGGCATGATCAAAGAGGGAATGCGAGGTACCAAGGGCGGCACAAGAATTGACATGCAAAAAAGATATGAAAGGGCGCTGAAATTTAGACAGAACTTGGCGTGGCTTGAAAAATTCTTTGTAAACATGCAGAAGATGGGTGATAAATTTGATGATTGGTGGGCAAATACAAGTAAGTTTCTTCCAGATGGACTAGTAACCAAACTCGATTCTCTTGGCAAAAAACTTGTTAAGTGGTACTTGATTGGAGAATCGTTTGTATTCATGTACAGAGCCAGTGAAAGTTTTGCATTAGGACAAATCGGTGAAAAGGAATGGCATGAAGGAAACAAAGAACAGATAAACAGAATCTTCATGGCACTTGGTGGCGCATATGCGACTGCTTTGATTTTTGGTTTGGCAGGCACAAGCATAGGCGGGCCATATGGAACGTTGTTGGGTGGCTTCGGCGGTTTTGTGGCGGGCTTATTCTTCGGTGATGATGTTTATAGATTATTACAACTAGACGATCTCGTTGATGCATTATATGATGGAATTTTAGGTGATAAAACTTTCAAGGAAGCAATGGCAGGATTTGCTGCCAAAGTTGGAAGAGACTTCATTAGTTCGATTACTGGCGGTGATGATGATGAGGAAGATGAGAAATCAGTAGAAGATCGTGATATTAAATCTGAATTAAAAGGCACAAGCACAATCGGCGGCACTACATTTGCAGTGACAAGCGGTGGACCAACTGATATGGAGCTGAAAGGCTCGGGTCAAATGACACCAGAAGCACTTGTGCAACTAGTCGCAGATGAAGGTATGTTTGATAGCACCAGAAAAATATATCTGGAAATTGCAAAAGATATTCATACTGAAGAAAAATTGAAAGCTGTCGATGAAGAGATGAAGAAGAAGTTCACCTTCGGCTTATTTGAAAGTGCGTCAATGGCATTGAGCAGTGCAGACTATCAAGAATTCGAAAATCTAATCAAAGCAAATATTAGAGATGAAAAGAGAAGACAGAATGGTGAGTTAGTCGCGAAACTCCAGACAACTATTCGTCCTGAAGACGAAGAGCGAATGGATCAGCGTTATGGTGATAAGAAAGGTACAAGTTTAATTGCAGATATATTGGGTGAAGGACTGTTTGACTTAGAAGGCAACAAGGGCGAAATGCTCTCGGCTTTCAAAGACGTTTCATCATGGGATGAATATGAAGCAATCAAACAGAAGTACATGGATGAGTATGGCAAAGACTTAACTAATGAACTTAAATTCTTCTTGGGAGAAGATGGCTTCTCCGATCTACTAGAGTTGATTAGAGTCAACATCGAAGAAAGATTTAAGATGGTAGATACCAGTCGCGAATTGTTCCTTGACGGAGCAAGTCGTCCTATCACTGAAGCAGAATTGAGTGATGCAGACACGCCACAGCTTAAAGAAGCATTAGCAAAAGAGATTGCAGTTTCAGCAGAGCAATTTGAAAGTGTACTTGAGCAAATCACATTAATCAATGCTCGTAAGTTTATGGATGACTATGAGGGATTTGTTGAGCAGTTTGGCAGAAAAACAGCAGTAGTTGATCAAGGACCACTCGCAGATGCACAAGAAATTCTTGGTGAGACTAAGAACTGGTGGGAGATGGACAACCTTGAGAAAGGTGTAGGCTCTCGTGATAATCCAGAAGGCTATGATTATACAAAATTGATTCGTGGTCCAGAAGATACGCAAATCTATGACAATGAAGAAGAAGCAATGTCTACGACTCGTGCTAAGACACAGGGTTTCATTGAGCAAGAGAAAGATCAAGCATACTGGAATGAAGCATTAGCAGGTGCAAAAGATAAAGGAATTTATGATTCTGATTTGATTGGCTACTCTGAATTAGAATCAGACAGAATCAGTGAACTCACAGATGATGAGATTGTTGCTATCTTGCATCACAGTGATCTAGAAAGAAGCCTAGAAAAAGATAGTCCTTATCAAATGCTCTATGCCGAATACAATCGGCGAATGGATGAAAAACGTCAAGGGAGATATGCCGCTGAAGAAAATCTTCCAGGAAAAAATGCTACAAGAGCCGATGTTGTTGTAGGTGAAAAAGGCAGAAGAACTAATCAAGTGTTGCCCATGCCTAGCAAATCTAAAGTTATGTCTGAAACCAGCGACGGCGAAGAAACACAGATATATTCTGAAGAAGGTAGAAGAGTCGGCGGTATCGTTGTCGAGCTTAATGGTGAAATAAGAACAGATTTCACTGAAGAAGAATTAGAAAAAATTAATATGGCCAGAGCGGCTGCCATGGCAATGGGTAATCCTGATCCATTCCCTCAAGCGGCTTCACTTACACCGACCGGAAATATCACTGGCAAAGAAGTGCAAACATCTGGTATTCCTACGCGCAATGTAATGTCGAATGAAGAATCACTAGAACAAATTGAAATGGGTGAATCACTTAAAACCAAAACTGAAATTATTCATGGTGATGTTTTCATTAACGGCAAGCCAGGAACGTACAAAGAATATCATGAGATAGCAAGAAATAGACGTAAAGCATATAGAGAAGATTTAAAAATCGCTGGTATTCTTGTTGAGAAAGCAGGCGTTCCCGTAGGACTTACAAACGAAGATCGTGAATACTTAGAAGACTTCGTATCAAGCGGAACATTGATAAATTATGACGGTCAAGTAATTAGAGATTATGATTTCTCAGACAATCCTCAAGAATTAGTTGAAAAATTAATGGGTCCAGAACTTGATGAAGTGCTGGACAATATAGAACTACAAAAGGAAAAGGATAAAGATAGAGAAGCGGCGAGCGAGAGAGAAATAGAGTATCATAATCCCGATATTAAAAGAAAAAACATGGAAGAAGAGCGGGCGGCAGGTTATCGTAGACCATGGTCACCTGAAGGTGATCAATGGTATGAAGATTATATGAATGCACAGCCGCCGAAGATGTTAAAACCAGGCGCTTCTTATGATGCGAAAACAGAAGATGCTGATACTAGCAAGCGTGGTAGAGAAATAGAATCACCGAAACCCACTAAAGATGTCCGTGCAATTGATGGTCGAAAGTCTGGTCGTCAGATTAATCAGATTAATGAACGTGCTGAACTTATTAGATCGTCTTATGCCAGTTACATGCAAGCAAAGGCCGCTGAAAAAGCATTTGAAGAAAGCGATGAGCGTGGCACATTCAAGATGGTTGAAGATGAATTTGGCTTTAGTGAAGATAAAGTGTATGATAATCCTGAAGAACAAGAGCAATACATGGCTCTGCGCCGAGCGAATGCCAAAGGCAGTTCTTCGTATTATGAAGCGAAAGGTGATACATTCGATAAAGTTGAATTCTTGCAGTCTGTTGGTCTATTGCCTGCTAAGATTGAGAATATGGATGTCTCGTATGGCAGACTAGATCGCATGATTGAAGACTATCTGAAGCAGGAGAACATTGAACCTCGTGCGAAAGGCGGACCAGTCGAAGCTGGTGAAACTTATCTAGTAGGTGAAGAAGGCGAAGAAGCGTATAATCCATTTGCTGAATTCGATGAAGCCGACAAGGAATTGGAAGAGTGGATGGCTGAAGGCGAGAGGCAAATGGAAGAGACTGTCGCGTATTTTGATGATTTAGAGTCGCGTGGTATTGATCCAAATGCCATGACCGATAAAATATTCAAGATAATGGAAGAACATGAAAAAGATTGGAAAAAGGCTTCTGCGGCAAGAAAAGAAATATTAACTGAAAAAGCAGAGAAAGAAGGTAGATCAGGTCGTGTCCAATGGGAAGCAGAGAGAATAGGTGTAGGCCGCTGGACTGGTGGTAATATGATACAGTTCGGTGGTACCAGTGAATGGATAAGACTGACTGAGATTGGTGATGGGAATGCTCTTCCTGGTGTACCTGGATGGACGATACAGAATGGTTATCCTGCAAAGGGAGATTTAGCGTTAACCAAGGCCGAGGGTGAGTTGCGTTTAGAGGAAGAAGAGAAAGCTGATATAGCAAGCGGTACAGTGTTAGCAAAAGATGAAGACGTTTCTTGGCGTGATAGCCGCTTACGTGTGCGGAAATTCAACGGCGAAGATGCATTCAGCGGCGAAGAGTCAATGTTCGCAGAAAGTGAAAGACCAGAATACGTCAAAAATTATATGAAAAATAATTTCCGCATCAAGAATGAAGATGGTTCAATCACACTCTTAACTGAACCAAGAGCGAAAGGCGGACCAGTCGAAGACGGTAGTGACTATCTCGTGGGTGAAGAAGGTCCAGAGTTGATGGTACCGAAAGAAGATGGCTTTATCGTTCCAGCAGACGCTACAAAGAAAATGTTATCTGGTCTAGCAGGCTACAGGAAGAATGGTGGCTGGGTAGAAAAGGGCATGAAGTATCTCACAGGCGAAGAAAGCGTTGAGATGAATATACCGTCAAGTGAATTGAAATCGATCATGGGTAATATGTCGAAGTCTCGTTCAAAAGTTGTTCAATCGATTGTGCCAATCATGATGCCAATGACTCAGGATAAACCTTCACCTAAGTCTATAGCGGGTGGTAATGGTCCATCAAAAGGTGGTACTTCTGCAATCAGTTATCGAACAAAAGATAGTTTCTTAACCAAATACGAAACGACATAAAAAACCCCGCCGAAGCGGGGTGCATGGTGAGGGTTGCAACAAATGTCTGTTATCCCTCGGCCAACTTCTTGAAGAAGTCCAGAGAGTCTTCATCGTCATCAAAAGAGGACGTTGGGAATGAAGTCTGTACTTCTTTCACTGCGCTTGTTTTCACCGATTCAGTCGGTGGTGTCCAAGCAGTCTGTTCACGCTTAGGCTCATACTCTACTTTATCTGCTACAGCAGTGCCACCTTGCTCGCCAAGCACACGGAACAATCGTGCTTGAAGTTCTTCATATGACTTGAAGTTCTTTCGATCAAGGAATTCAGACAGACTATGTTCTGATTTCCAGATTGATTCAAGTTCAGAATCATCGTCAGCCAGTTGACTGGGAGAATCGAAAGCAGACTTATCATAGTTTCGATAGCCTTCTACCTGACGAATGCGAAGTCGGAAGTTAGCACCTTCCCAGAGATCAAACGGATTCACCGCGTCTTCATCTTCAAACTGAGGATGCATCAGATCATTAATCTTGTCAAAGATTTTCTTGCCGTATTCGTACAAGAAGACTTTGCCTTCGTTGGCAGGATTGCCTGGATCAGATACAACATAAACGTTTGAGACGTAGTGCAAGCGGCGCTTTTGCTTGCGGGCGATCTCTTTATCAGCGTCACTGCCAGAGTTCCACAGTTTGCTATTGTACTGTGATACTGGATCTTCTTCGCCGATTGATGTAAGAGACTTCTCGATATACCAGCCACCAGGACCTTGAAAGCCGTGATCCCAGTAACGTACAAAGGGTACATCTTCATCCGCAGACGCAGGAAGAAAACGAATGATTGCAGAACCATTGCCTGCTTTATCTACCGTTGGCTTCCAGAATCGATCATCTGCACCGCCACCCTGAGGCGCGTTGTTAGACAGTTTTTCTGCGGCTTGAGTAAGTTTCTCGAATTGAGAAGTGCGAGATTTTTTGAGTTGGTCAAATGAACTAGTCATAAGTATTTCTCCGTATTCAATGTATGATTGTAGTATATTCAGCTTATTCACGTATTTCATAACGATACAAGTATCTTAACAGGTACTATTGAACATGTCAAGTAGTAACCTATTATATTTAGTCTTTTCGTATTTTAGAAATCCAGAATACTTGCGCAAAGAATCTCTGATCTTAGGCCAGACAACTTTGTCAGATATCGAATCACTCCAATACTCGAAGACGTTTAACACGCCATTCAATATAATCATTGTTTCAGGCGATACATCACCGCGCTTGTACGCGATTAGTATACTAGGGTAGTCTCCATCGACTACATTTAGCGCATCATTGAGGTCATCATATCTAGACATCTCTGTCTTGAAAGTGTACTCCAACGATTGCTGTCTCTTCACTGCTTGCTTGTACAACTTGATATATTTTTCATCAAACAAATTCCCTACCCAGACTTTACTGTCACGCATGAAAGAAGTGGCTAGAAAAAGCGGCAAACTTTCAATTTTTGCAAGTTTGTGAAAAAAATATTTGTCGTTCCTCACATCAAATTTAGTCTTGCTTGTCTTCACTGATCCATTGTACTTGAAGTAATCATAGCTCGGCGAATTGAAGTGTAGACTAATCGCAGTGTACATTTTATAGGCTTCAAATGGGTCCATATCAAATAGGTAATCTAGATGTTTTTTTCAGAAAATTTAACTCTTCTGCCTCTTCTTGTATTCTCGCCTTCAGAATAGCATTCTTTCGGATGAATTTAGCCACGCTTTCAATCTCAATATTGTTGTTCTCACAGTACAACACAACGGCATCCATGAAATAGATTTCGTTGCCATTTGTGAGTTTTTCAATGTCTTCGATGAAAGTTGAAACCGCGGCTATCTGCGGATCATCATCCTTGAAGATAGCAATCAAGAGTCACCTCGCGCAAGACCATTCGCACAGATTTCAACGACCATACGCTTCTTTGTCCACGACATCTTCAGTACTTCGAGTCCAAAGCCTTCCGCGTATTCGACCAACTGTGCCTTAGTCATTGCATTCAGTTCTTCTTCAGTCTTGACATCAGGAAAAGTAACTCGATATTCGGCTATGTCTTCCTCAGCAGTTGTATCGACTGTATCAATGCCCTCGAAAGGATCACGGGGCGGAAATGCCATATTCAATATTTGAAGAACAAAGTTTCTAATCATATCCAGCATTGAATTTCTCCTAGTTCTGTTGAAATACTATTTATCAGATGTGAAAAAAGGCTGGAGCGAACTCCAGCCAAAGTGGACAGTATTATGCCGCTTCGGCGTACTCTACTGCCAGACCCAGAGCGTTAATGTTACGGTCTTTGTTAGAGCCGTACCACACAGACTGCATACGAGTGTCGGGATTGTGACCCGTCATGTGATTGGTCATATAAGTGACTGCATTGTAAGCAGACCACCATGAACCAGCACCAAACTCAGCGCCAGGCTGTGTTTCTACCACTTGCATTGCCTCTTGAGCATTACGAGAGACAACCTTTTCGCCTTTCTTAAACTGCTTCATCAGTTCATCAAAAGACACAGCACCCGACTTCGTGGTCGTCTTCGGAAAGACTCGCGCAAAGTATTCGAACAGGTTATCTTGAGTGTACCGCTTCTCAGAGAGAAACTGTGCCATCTCGCGATACTTGTCCATCTTCTCATGGGCTTCATTGAGCGCCAACTTCACTTTCTCAGCATCGAACGATGCGCGGTGATTCAGTGAGATACCCAACGATGCCTTGCCTTCAAGAGACAGAGACAGAGTGTTGTTACATACAACACGGATCGGAGTGAATCGAATATCGACACCCTTGCCGTAGTTGTGAGGGTTAGACAACAAGAGATAAGATTCTACCTCATCTTTGCCGCCAAAGAGACTGAAGGACTCGTTGACTTTCGCCAGACCCCAAATGATCTGACCGTCTTTGAGTGAACCAGCAGTGTGCATTGACATGCCACCAGTCTTGGTGTACTCATCAAAGAACTCGAAAGCCTCTTCATTCTGAACAGGGATCCAGTTGTCAGAGACGATATCTAGATACTTGTTATCAGAAGAGCGAACGAGCGCCTGACGCTTCGGTGCGCGGACCATTTCGCCATTGCGCGAGTAGAAGACATTTTCTTTCTCGACAGACCAGTCAAGACCAGCCGCTTCCATCATCTCACGCGGAGTGAGATTGTCATCAACTTTAACACCGAGGCCGTGCCAAGGCACTTCACCAACGTAGGCCATTTGTGCTTGGCCGTTCAGCATTTCGATTTCATGACTCATAACGATTTCCTCATCAATTAACGTTTTACCACACTATGAGATAATTATCTCAGGAAAAATTCAGCCTGTCAAGCGTGAATTTTGCATATTTTCTTCAAGAAAAGTTCGAATAGCATCGACAGCCCGCAAAGACTTGCCACCGATGTGCCAGTTGTATACTGCATCTTCGCGACACCGCAGGCTGAACTCCTTCCAGTCATAGATAGTCACTGGAACGATGTCGCCGTCATCTTCGTCTTCGAAGTCCAACAACCACTCAGTAGTGACCTTATCGTCACCCGATGGTTCCATGTAAGTAGGCTCACCTAGCAACTCGACCAGATCATGATAGTTCGCAGACACATAGCCTTGAAGACTAGTACCGAAAACATTCGATTCACCTAACAATGAATAACTCATAACAAACTCCTTACAGATAATCGCAAACTTTTTTCCAGATGCCTTCTAACTCTTCTTGAGAGTCGAACCCGAAGGCAGTTGCTTCGTCCCAGTCTGAAGACTTATAGATCACACGATCAGGACCACCATTGTTCATAATCGCTTCGGCGATCATGGCAGGACTACGATACGTGGCAACCCAATCACCGTTGTGGTCGATCAATTCGATGCAACCTTCGCAAACAGAAACAAAACTAATCATTACGCAACCTCCTTCGGTGCGAACAGTTCAGACATACCAGCGTAGACGATGTTGTAGGCATTGAACTCATACTGCCAGTTGCGAAACAACTCATCATCATCTTGGTCGGGAGAAGCACAGTACTCAGACCACATTCGGTCCATCGCTTTCATGCCTTCGAGACAGTCACCGCGACCATGACGAGTCATGATATCCCATGCCTCTTGAAAACTCAAATCGTCATTCTGGTAAAAATGGGGAATTCTAAACATTACACTCTCTCCTTAAGACAAGTAGATGCCGACAGCGCCAGGGATACCGTTTCGAAGACGGGCGGCTTCACAGCGGAAACTCGCACCGTTAGACCAACGAATCAACACTTCATTGCCTTCGCGGCCGTAGATCACGCCAAACGATGAAGGGTGTTCACAACCCCAGTAACCCTCAACTTCACAACCAATCAACTCTTTCATATCAATAACCTCATCTCTCATTACAAGGTAATTATCTCATAGGTAGCCAAAAAACACAAGCGCCAAGTTATTGATTTTATTGAAGTTTTTTGACGCTCGTAAGTGATTGATTTTATTGACATTTTTTCTCAAGAAAATTGAATTTTTTTTAGAATATTTTCGCATAAGAATCGAGTTCCTTAGAACTTTTTCTTATAAGCTGGCGCGCATCTTCTGAGCGCGGTAGTATGACTCAAGCCATGCCTCGGGCGACTTCGCCTTGGGAATAGTCAGCTTCAGCTTGCGCTCTTTGAACTCTGCCTTGAGCATACCGGCTGCCTCACGACCCATAAAGCGAGACACGAGGGCAAGTAAGTCTTGACGGAAACCGACATCGTGGTGCATGTTGCCTGACTGGTGAGCCAGCTCATGCAGGAGAGTGTACTCATTCATACCAGCTGGCGACAGTTCGATTCGACCACCGTAGTGAGCGCGACCAGCAGTGCGCTGATTCGCACGACCTTGAATGGTGCCGAGATAGCATCGCTTACCATCAGCGAGCTTCTCCCATGCTTTGGAGCGCATCACCTTCTGCAGGTAGCGTTCTGCTTGCTTCATAGTCTTGAACTCTTGACCATTGCCGAACTTGCGCTGGAACGCCCATTCAGACTGGTAGACCTTAGAACGTTGACTATCTTGAGTACTACAAAGACGGCCACCGTTGGCCTGACTGTTTCTCTTAATGAGATAGCTACTGTACTTCATCAGCACCTCATCGGTCCAGCGATCATCCTGAGCGCGGAGATCGTTTTTCATAGCAGAGACAGTAGAACAAAGAACCAACATAGAATCACCTCAATCATCATTACAGTTACAATTATAATGGAATTTGATCGAGAGTCAAGAAATATTTTGATAAAAATTATGATTATTTTTGTTAAAAAGTCACAAATTGATCGATTTTATCGATCAGACAAGACCGTCTTTGACTAGTCGCTTTTTGACGTATTCCTTACTATAGCCCTGTTTCATCCAATATTTCATGTCGCGCATGGGCTTACCGTCTACTAGAAACTGAGTCGATGGCTGTTTCATCTTGCCTCGCCAGAATAGCGTGATTGCTCTTTTGCCTATGGGACGAATACGATGAAAGTCGCTGTATTTACGGAACGAGAAATATCCTGGACCTCGTCTCTTCGTTACTTCTTTGCCGTCTTCATTGACTGTCTCGAAGTAACCGCCCCAAAGTATCAGTGTGAAGTAGTCCCATGGATGATTGTGAAGGTGAGGAAACGAATCATCTCCTTCAATGAAGTTGATACAGAAATTTCGTGCGAAGTCAAACATGTATCGTTTGATGTACGTTACTTCGACACTGCTCTCCTCGTAAACGGGAGATGTAACAAACTCTTTTCTAAAAATCTTCACCGAGCATACCTCTGTTGTATAGATCGAAAAACTTTTTTGTCATCTTTATATAGTCATCGATCGGCTCTACGAACACAATAGGCTCACCTTGATGTACTGCCATCAATATCACTACTTGCTCAATGTCCATGTCATACAATTCTTTTACCATGACAGAATATGCCGCGGCTTGCATGAAGTATGTTGTGATGTCTTCTTTCTTCTTAACGCGCTTCGATGTCTTGAAGTCGAGCATCGTATTCTTGCCGTTATACTTACAGATCAGGTCAGCAGTACCAGCCGTTCGAAGTTCGTCAGAATACATTTGCAATTCGATACCATAGATTGTATCGACATTCTCATCGAGATAAGGTTGAATAGTTCGAAAGGTAGAAAGAGCAATCGGGTTTACTTTTTTCTGATTTAGTGTACCGAGAGTATACATTTCCGCGATATTATGAACCTCTGTGCCTGCTCTAGACGCTTGCGCAGATACTTTGTTTGCTTCTTCAGCGCCTACACGTTGTCGCCAGCGGTAAATACTCTTTTTGCTAAAATAAGAAAGGACTGTAGTGACCGATGGATATTTTTCTCCGCTCTCAGTCACGTACAGTCGTTTTCCGTCCACATTCTTTCGATTGAGTTTTTTAGGCTCAAACAATTCATAATCAAAAGTTTTCATTACACTGCCCTTAGCATCTCTCTTGGATTATATGCACCAAGTTCATGTTCTGCAATGATGAAATCTCGTACAAAGCCTGAACGTACAATGTCATCAATGCCGAACTCGATATGAGCCATGCAATCCATTCTATTAAAAATTTTCATGATTCCTTGAAGTCCAGATTCTTGACTGTATCTGGCACTCGTTAGATCATCCTGTAAAATATCACCACAAATAATGATACGTGAGCTATCACCAACACGAGTTAAAACTGTTTTAAGCTCCATGTAAGATAAGTTCTGTGCCTCGTCTAGTATGATGATACAGTTGTCTAGTGTCGTTCCTCTGAGAAACGATGTAGACTGAAATTCAAACAAACCTTTTTGCTTCAGAATATCGTAAGCATCTCCTCTGTTAAAAAGTTCTGAGCAAATGTTTTTATAAGGTGCTTCGTAGTTCGCCATCTTTTGTGTCTCAGTTCCTGGTAAGAACCCTATGTCTTTAGATGGTTGCGCGGAGCGAATGACAACGACTTTATCCTTAGTATTATCATGATACTCGAATAAGTCGAAGAAAGCAAGATACAGGCTTAAAAAAGTTTTGCCTGTGCCTGGTGAACCATGTAACAAAATGTGCTTATCGTTATCGTATGCCTCAAAAGCACTTTGCTGGTTGTCGGTTTTTGGTGTGATTTCGCGAAGTTTCATGCCTCTCTGTGGAACAGTGTCACGATCATCTAAAATACCTTGTCGTCTCAGTGATCGTCTTTGTTTCTTTGAAAGCGCCATATACTCTTTCCCTATGTTGGTTATTATTGTAATTACCAAAAAATATAGCCTGCATCACTCACATGAAATTGAAGTGTGATTCGGCTTTCGTTTTCTCCTATGTTAAAAGTTCCCATTGAATGTTGTAGATTTCCATCCCAAGTACACAGATCGCCTACATTATAATAGAACGTCTGATATTCTTTGCCGTCTTCCTTCGCCTCCCTATTAGTTAAATTGTTATCGACAGAATAAATCAAACCTGTTTTTTCTTTTGGAAGTGTAATAGGTAAAATATAAGAAGTTATTTTCGTGTGCCTGATTAATGGATGATCAAATCCATCTATGTGAAAATTTAAAGAAGTTTTCTCGCCTGGTCTAGCAAAGACATGAAATCCAGGATAACTTAAATCGTCATGGTAATCAGAATTAAATACTTCCTTAAGTTTCACGTACAACCAATCGAATGAGTTTTTCATGATCGGCTTCATTTTCCATATATATTTCTGTGACGGTATATAGTATAAACCTAGAGGAAGCATACCCCATTCTGGATACATTTTATCAAATGGAACCCAATATTTCTTTAGTTCTAACACTGACCTTAGCACACTTTTTACCTCTTTATCAGTAAGAAAGTTTGGGACAAAAATTTCAGGTTTCATAAGTTCGCCTAGAATGTGTTAATATTGTTTCCTCTACCAGATGCTTTTTTGATTGATTTTAGAACGTCACGAAAGCCCTCGTCTGGCTTTTTATTGCCAGCGTCACGAGCCATCGATGGTGCTCCAGTGATGATTTGCTGGAGATGCGGATTGTCGGCCTTGAATTGATCAAGTTCCGATATGCGAAGAGACACCTCGAACAATGGTTCATCGGTGTCTTTATTTTTGAAAGTATAGATTGGCATATGCTTGTATTTATATCCTAGTTGTTTTCATAGAAGAAATCTTCTTCTTCTAGTTCCATGATTGTATCGATATCTAGATTGCCTGATCTGAAAATATTCTTCATCTTTTTTTCTTCGCGGGCTTCGAAAGAAGTGTTTCGTTGTGCATATGCGCCATCAACAAAGCGGCGATCATCTGAACGATTAAACTTATCTTTCTTTGTCTTACTCATCTCACATCTCCTTATGAGTCAATCAGGCCAGGAAAGGCCTTTTCTACAGTCTTAGCAGTAATACCTTTATACGGAAGTTTCTTATCTTTCACTGCAAGTATCAATTTCGCCTCATCTGGATGAATACTTTCCAGTAGCTCAATGAATAGCATCTCGCGCTTAGGCTGTGTCAGACCAGGCGAACCACCTTTCAGAAAGATATAGAAACTACGAAAGCGACCATACAGACCAGACTCATTGTTCTCAAGTACTTTGTCTTCTTTGTATGGTGGTACACCTTCTGGAAGATCAAACTCGACTCTTGGATCAAATGCGTATTTCAATAATGAAATCATCACTTTGTTTCCTCGATGGTAAAGTAGATGATCTACTTTCTCTTTCGTTGTCTTCTTCTCTGATACCTCTTTCAAGACAGTACTGACTAATGGTAATGGCATTTTAAAACTCCGTTATACATTCAGTTAAAAGTTTCAGTTTGTTCTTAATGAAATAATTGAACAAGTCTTTTCGGCTCTTGCCTTCTTGCTCACCAAACTGTGTGAGAACGTCTTCTCTGATATTATCTGGTGTATTGCTCAGATCAATCAGTTTAACGTTGCGATGATAGTTGCGAGTAATTTCGCTGGTGAATAAGGTACAGTCTTCTGGCCAATCAGCAGATAGAACTGCATCAATGAATTTTGCTCGAATGGGCTTCTGTCGACCACCACTAACGAATGTATCGTCAGGTGATAACACATTAGGAACACCGTCACCAGAATCTCCACGTAGAACATGTTCTAGAAGAAATTGTGCTGGATCGTTGCATCGAAGCCAACGCTTCCGTACAGGATCATATTGCTCGACATTTGCGAACTTCTGCAACTGTTGGAAGTCTTTGTCGCCTGACAGAATCAAAATAGGATCACCACCGACTGGCATGCCATATTCGTAGCAGAGTACACCGATGATATCGTCTGCTTCAGCATGTTCTGATTGTATGACACGATAGGGAAAATACTCTTTGATCTCATCACGAATTTTGTTGAGTGAGGTAAAGATGCTGTTCCAGTCAAGATCAGATTTTTCTCTGTTCTTCCGACGGGATGCTTTGTAGTAAGGAAAGAGTTGCTTGCGCCAGTAATTCTTATCATCACAGGCAATTACGAGTTCGCCGTATTCAGAACCAAACTTTACACGATTCATACGGATTGAGTTGAGTATCATATGCCGAAGTAGATTCTCATCGACATCTATGGAATGACCTTGAAGTGACATCATCAGGTTAGATATCATCACTTGGTTTAAGTCTAAAATAATCACAAAATTTCTCCGATTAATATAGTCACTGTATTACAGTAATTATACATCATTCTCCGTGTCACTGTCAACCTCTTTGTAGAAGTCGAAACATAGCTGTTTTTCCTCTTCACCGTCATCAAAGTCGTACAATGTATACGCCATGGACTGCAAAGGATGATAGGAATTATCAGTATTATAGACGAATGACTTCAAAGATTCATACAACAATGCTATATCGCTTGTATATGAGTCAGAGAAGTCATCTGGTAGAATATTTTCTTCCATCAAAAAAGAAAGGATATCAGATGTCACATCTTGACACAATTCATCGATTACCTCGACACTATAACTGGTAAGAGTGACACCTGGTTCTTTTTCTTTCTGCTTACGTTTTTTGATTGCAATGAAATCGTAAACATTGTTACCGTTTTCGGCTGTCATGCAGAATACTTAAAGACTTCAGCTGGAAATGATCGATCTTCGATTTGGTGCTTCAATGCATTCAGCAGTGAAGTCCACTCAGCGGCTCTCGAATCCCAGTTATGAAATGCATTGATATAACCTTGCATCGGTCCAGTTCTATCAGCCATTCTTGAATAGTTACTGATTGCAATATCAAGAACATTGTGAAATAGACCAGCATGGCGATTTACATCTTCATGGTACTGATACATGTGCGTCCAATGTCCAGCAGTCTCATAGAGAGCCGCATAGTTTGAATGTACACATAGAAGACCAGCACTCATTGCTTCCATCAAGCAGAGACATGATGTTTCAGGCCAGATTGAAGGATAAGCAAAGATATGAGATTTCTTCAGATGATCACGAATAACTTCATTATCAACGGTGCCATGATTTGTCATATTAGGATGAGCATCGATGGCATCAAATAGATTCTTATAGTCCTCGTCTCTTTGATCCCAGCCATATAATCCAAATGATGAGAAGACATCTAGATGAATATTTTCATGTTTCTTTGCAAGACTCTCAAACACAGGCAAAAGAATGTTTAGTCCACGATGTGGCGTAGGAGTATAAACGATTCGAATACCTTCTTCGGTCGATGGTTTTTCATGCGGCTCGATTGGTGTGATAGCGTTATGCATTACAACACATTTAGACCAAGGTAGATCATATTGCTGAATGTATTGTTGCATTTGCCAGTTTGATACGAAAACATATTTGTGAAACTGATCACGAATGTTAACGTTGCGAATGAACTCAGACTCAGGATCTCCTGGCAAATCATGTGCCCAGAAGATTCGAATCTTATCTTTGTTGAGTGGAGTTTTAACGCGAGACGAAACAATTTGAAACTCTTTGAGTAGCTCTTTGTCGATACGCTTGGCAAGTTCCATTGTCATGCGCTCAGTGCCACCCATTGATTTCATATTAGTTTCATTGCGAATGAATTCGCCATTAATAATCTCTGCCATGATAAATCCTTAATTAGCCAGCGTATTCATTCACTGAAATTAGATTACTGTTCTTAACGCGCATCAACTCACCACGACTTCCACGCTTAGATGTGAAATCAAAAGGCTTCAATACCAGCGTGTGCATAGAGCCGCTTGATCCCATGGGATAAACAGTCTGATTCGTCTTTTTGATTTTTGTCACTTTATTCATTGATCTAGATGCTCCTGTAGAGATTTGAAACCGCCGATGACATCGCCATCTTCAGCTAGAATGAAAGGCATTGTTCGTACATCAGGATATTCGTCTAAGAATTCCTCCCGCGTAATGTCTTCGCCAACCTTGATCACTTTATAATTTTTAGAATTAATATCAAGTAAACCGATCGCGGCTACACAATAGCCACAATTCTCTTTACTATAAACTGTGTACATTTTTATTCACCTGTGCCTTTAAACCAACTCACAATCTTATCTTGAAATGCTTTTGCAAATGCTGGCTGAGGAAAGTTCCAACCAATCAATGCGCCCACTGCTACCCAGAAAATCATTTCTAACATAACTCACTCCTTTAGTAGATTTCTACCGTTTATTTTTCCACCAACAAAACCATTATAGTACTCATGCGTCAGGAGAACATCTCTGTCCATCTGTTCTTTCATTTCATAATATGCACATTCTGATTTTGTATTACACAATCTTAACACATATCTTTCGAACTTGTCAAGACCATGTTTCTCTATTTGCTCAAGCAATTCGTTACTTGAGCCCCAATATTTTTTCCAGTCGGACTGTACAGTCTTGATCCTTCTTCTGGTTTTTCCTTTAAGTGGAGGAAGTTTCTTTGTAGACCAGAAAAACTTTTTGCCGATGTATTTCTTATTGTTTACATTGTCAATTATAATGTACACAAACCCAGCATATGGTGCTAGAAATTCATCGTCTGGATCAAATATTTTTTCCTCATAATACCACGGATTAGAATACATCAACTCCAGTCCATGGCCTCATCAAACAACGTATCCATGCCGTCATCGATATCACAACTGCATACAGGACAATATTTAACTTCTATTTCTTCATCTTCGAAGTTTGACTGTGTTATTATTATATCACATCTTGTTTCGCAAGACATGCATTTGATACTTTTCTTTATCATAAAGAAAATCCTTTAAACGTTTCTTCTCCTATATCCTGTACAATACCACCGACAATGTATGATGTAATTTCAGTCTCTTGTGGTGCAACTTGAACATTCGCACCGCTAATCCACTTCTCTGTCCAAGGCAGTGGATTACTACCGCCTCGATTTGTCGATAGACCGACAGCATACATTCTTTTGTTAGCAATCCAGTCTACATATTCTGATAGCAATGCTTCATTCAATCCGATCATTGTACCGTCTTTGAATAGATACTTTGCCCATGTCTTTTCTTGTTCTATAACTTCATTGAATATTGCACGAACTTCTTCCTGACATTCTTCTGCAATCTTCTCAAAATCTTTATCTTCGCGTGGTAGAATTTTAAGCAATTGCTGTGTCGATGCTAGGTGTACATTCTCATCACGCGCAATAAACTTAATGATCTTAGCATTGCCTTCCATCTTCTTTAACTCAGCGAATGCCCATGAACACGCAAAGGACACATAGAAGCGAATGCCTTCAAGAGCATTTACAGCATTCAGACAGCGCCACAAAGCCTTCTTGTGTGCGTAAGTGCCATACTTCTCTCTATTATCGGTGAGAGTGATAAGATTGTCGTAATGTTTAGAAATAGAATTAGCACAGTCTACAATTTCTTTTAGATCCAACATCTCATCAAACACCTTAGATGGATCACTGTAGATGTTTCGAATGATGTGAGTGTATGACCGTGAGTGAATCGTTTCACTGAATGACCATGTAAGAATCCAGTTCTCTAATTCTGGCAATGAACAGATTGGCAACAATGCTTCGACTGGCGCTCGGCCTTGAACAGAGTCAAGAAGAATCTGTCGCTTTAGATTGCTAGTGAAAATGTGTTGCTCGTGATCAGTCAGTGCTTTGAAATCTTTACTATCACGACTGATATCAACTTCTTCTGGTCGCCAAAAGAATCCCAACTGCTTATCAGTTAATTTCTCAAAAATATTATATTTCTGTTTATCGTATCGTGCGATGTTGACAGGTGCACCAAAAAATGCTGGCTGTGTTGTGCTATCTATTTTTCGAGGATTAAATACAGACATCGTTATCTCTTATGCGTTAATAGGATAAATTTGTGAAATGACCTTAGCGCATTCTTTTGCAATAGCCATATGCTCTTTCTGTGTACCATTTTCTTTACGTAATTCTATGTAGTGTATCCAAGATCGTAGCGTTCCATTCACGTACATGCGGGATTTAGTATTACCCTCTGGTAAAACACATCGTGCTTGCTCTTTTGCAATTCCATTCGCTAATGCCCATTTATATGCTTTCGATGCGATATTCATAACCTCTGTTTGTTTCTCATACCATTGTCTTGCTAACATCTCTTCACTTGTACTGTCAACTCCTTCGCCGCCTTTTCCTACGTTTTCTAGATTCAACTCAATGCTGTTTTGTCGATTCTTTGGATCTTGAAGTCTTGCTTCACGATGCTCGAACATATTTCCGAGATCAGATACATCCGCATACCTCTGACTAAATTCTTGAAAAGAAAAACTGCGGTGTCGTAGAATCTGTCGTGCGATGTCGCGTGTGGTTTCAATCTCCAAACACACACTGACCATCTCGAAAGGTGACCAGTGTTTATGTTTGATGAGATAATTTAGAAGTCTGTCGTTAGTTTCGACATTTATCTGATTGCTAGGGTTACTCACTCGCGCACAATATGCTACAAGATTTTCTATGTCTTTATCTCGTTGGGCATTTGTGGTAACAGGCAAAATACTAGCGTCACATGTACTGTGACTAATCAAAGTTACTTTCATAATATATTCCTTTACTGAAGCGTTACTAGAATACTCGCTTGTCTGTTTGCAAAAACTCTGTTAACTTTAAATGCGGTTCCAGATATAATTGAATGCCTGGGCAAAACTTGACTACTTAATTCTTCAATCTCATTAGTCAATGTTGTTTTGGCTATACTACCAGTTTGTGTTTCAACACCATTAATAGTCACGTTAATAACTTCTGTATCAAGCGTTAAATCTTCTTGACCAACTGTTCCATATTCGATAGCATTAGATACAGTATCTAGATCAAAAGAAAAAAGCATACAACTAGAATTAACAAATAAATTTGTTGTATGGCTAGGGACGTCGGGTGAAATTATCATGAACATTCCGAGTACTGCCTGAAAATCATATGCTCCAGCAATATTTTGAGCATGATTCAACATAAGTGAATGTCCTGGATTATTAGGAGTTATAACTGAAACTCTACCATACTCAAATTCGGACTTTGATTCAATATAAAGTGGTGTCAAACTATTAAACGGCACATCACCGAACATCAAGTCAGATGTCATCATTGATACGTTAGTATCAATGTCTGGATGTGTTGTAAGATCGATTACCGAAAGACTCATTTTGTTTCTCCAAAAATTAGATTGCTAGATATTTATAATCTTAAATTTTGCACGATTCACAATCATCTTGAGAGTCAGTGCTAGACAGTGGCGTAGTAGTTTTATCTTCAACTTCACCTGCACCATCATAAGTGTTATTGTAGTACAACTGCTTTCCACCGTATTTGTAGAAGTTAAGAATATCTTTAATCAGTACACTCAATGGAATTTTTTCATCTTGATAATGTAATGGATTATAGGATGTATTGACAGAAATACCTTGATCGATAAACTTCTGCAATACAGCCATGATCTTCAAGTAACCATCAGGCGACTTATGATCCCATAGCAAATCATACTTGTTCTTGAGACGCTGAAACTCAGGAACGACTTGCTTTAATATGCCATCTTTCGATTGTTTCACAGACACGAGCGAACGCGGCGGTTCAATGCCGTTTGTACTGTTACTGATCTGCGCTGAAGTTTCAGCAGGCATTAGAGCCATCAATGTCGAGTTTCGAATGCCGTACTCTAACAGATCAAGCCTAAGTGCTTCCCAGTTCATATTATACACAGGCTTGACTAGTTCGTCAACGTCTTTCTTGTATGTATCGATAGGAAGAATACCTTTGCTGTACTTTGTTTCTTCTGATTTCAGACAAGCGCCTTTCTCTTTGGCAAGATCAACAGACGCTTTGATCAAGTAGTACGACCATGCTTCGGTATATTGATGAATCATTTCAAGATTTGGATCTTGATAAGTTGTGCCATTCTTTGCAAGCCAGTATGCAAAATTAATGATGCCTACGCCAAGCGGTCTACGATTCATTGTGCTGATCTGTGCCGCAAGTACAGGATAATCTTGATAGTCGAGCAATGCATCAAGACAGCGAACAGCGAGCATACATGGCTTCTCGAAATCTTCTACTCTGCGAATCTTACCCCAATTGATTGCCGCGAGTGTGCATAGACTAATCTCGCCTTCTTCATCCGAAATATTATCCAGCGGCTTTGTAGGTAGATTAATTTCACAGCATAGATTGCTTTGCTTGATAGGTGCTACTGTAGGATCAAATGAAGAATGATCATTCGCGTTATCAACATTCATCAAATAGATACGACCAGTATCTTTACGCTCTTGAACGAATGCACTGAATAACTCAACAGCTTTCACAGTCTTTTTACGAATCGAATAGGCGCGCTCATATTTCTCATAGAGTTCACGGAACTTGTCATTGTCAGTAAAGAAAGCCTCATATAGATCAGGCACATCGCCAGGTGAGAACAGAGTGATATCACCACCAGAAAGCAGACGCTCATACATTACTTTGTTGAACTGTACGCCGTAATCTAGATGGCGAACACGGTTCTCTTCGGTACCCTTATTGTTTTTCAATACGAGTAGATCGTCTACTTCGTAGTGCCAGATCGGATAGTAGAGAGTCGCCGCGCCACCTCTGACACCGCCCTGTGAACAGGACTTAACAGAACTCTGGAACAGTTTATAAAAAGGGATAACGCCAGTGTGAGAAGTGTCACCGTTCCTAATAGGAGAACCAACAGCACGGATGCGACCGGCACCGATGCCGATACCAGCTTTTTGAGAAACGTATTTAACAATTGCCGAAGATGTTGCATTGATAGAGTCCAGTGAATCGTCCGTCTCGATAAGTACGCAAGACGAAAATTGTCGTTGAGGCGTTCGTACTCCCGCCATGATAGGTGTTGGTAGACTGATATAGAAAAGACTCAGAGAATCGTAAAGGTCTTTTACGTATTTTATACGTATGCTCTTCTCATACTTGCAGAACAACGTCATCGCAATACACATGTAAGCAATCTGCGGTGTCTCAAAGATTTCACCAGTAACACGATTCTTTACAAGATATTTGCCACGCATCTGCTCCATTGCCGCATACGTGAGATTGAAATCGCGGTCATGATTGATATGACCATCCAGTTCAATAAATTCTTCTTTAGAATAAAATTCTAGAAGATTGCTATCATAGTATCCAGTGCTAACATTTCTAGACACAATATTGTGAAGCGATAGTGGATTGAAGTTGTCATAGACTTCTTTGCGCAATGCATAATTGACAAGACGACCAGCGACATATTGATAGTTTGGCGATTCTTCTGAAATCAAATCAGACGCCGCTCGAATCAATGTCTCTTGAATGTCTTTAGTCTTAATGTTGTTATACACTTGCAGGTGTGTTTTAATTTCCAACTCAGAAGCAGAAACACCCGCTAGGTCTTCACACGCAAATTGTGCTACTCTGTGAAACTTGTCCAGATCAAGTTCTTCACGCTTACCGTTTCTTTTAATTACCTGTATATTCATAGTTCTTCATCTTCTTCCGTATCTATTTTTAAATCAACCTTGAACTGCATTCCATATAATTCGTGGAGTTTTACTAATATCGCGCTGATACCACTTTCAGCGCCGTCGGCAAAGCCATCGTTTGCGCCTCTAGCATAACCTATTGATGATCCTATTGCATATGATATGACTATTACAGCAAGACTGATAAACGTATGTTCGAGTGAATCCATTTACACCTCATCTTTGAAAGCTCCATATTTCAAGACGAAGTTTTCAGCTAAGTCTTCAGCATAACACAAAGAGTGGTCTGTAATCAACTCTGTTTTCCAAAGTTTATCATTATTGTACATAGCGACTGCCCAGTGATACTCATCTTGGTATATGATTGCTTTTCTTTTATTTTCTTTAGAAAAAAATTCTGTTACTAGTTTCATAATCAATCAACTCCTTTTTCTTCACGGGTGAAGTTGTAGTAGCACCATTGAACAAGGACTAATCTTCTGCCTGTTCTTAGTTGAGTTACACCATGTTGCGCTCTATTGCCATATGATATAGTTTCATTAACATTCAGTTTAGCAACTGACGGCATCATTGTCAACTTTACAGCCTTGTCAGTCTTAGACATTTTTGACCATTCAGCTTGACTTACCACCATGTTTTCGCGTGTTTCTTTTTTAGGAATCCATGCTCCGCCATAAGTAATTACTTCGCCGCCGACTGTTCCATCTTCAATGTCGAGTAACGTAACTAAAGTCAACTCTGAAAGATTATCTTCATGTACTTTGGCGAAAGAACCTTCTGTGTACTCTAGTATGTAGTGTGTCATATCTTTAAGACCATATTTTTCTTTGAAGTCTTTAAAATATTTTTCACACTTATCATCGCTGTGTGTATGATATCTCCTAGTTTGAAATAAGTTATACATGCGATAATCATCACGAAATTTCATGTTCTTATAATTTTCTCTCAGATAATCCAGAAACTCTAGATCATGAACTATTCCATGTCTATTGTATCCGTCTTTCTGTAGAAAACACTTATCAAGAAAGTCTTGATTAAAAGGAGTTGGAAATTTCTTTATGGGTATGTCGATCATGCTCTCTTCCAAACAGTATAGCAGAGTTTTGCTTCTAGACCAGAAGAGATATTATCGAATAAGAGCTTGTTAACATCAGTCACTTCTTTTCTTTGTATCATCAAATTCAAGTCTTTTGATTTTATGTTCTCTGGCCAAATGCACACTTTGTGGTTCATATCACACACTTTCTGTATTTTAGCACAGGTTTCTTTTGAGCGTGGTTCATTGTCATATACAAAAACAGAATTTTCATTCACATAATTCCAGTCGATTGAACCACCAGCCATAGCGAGCGAGTTCTCAGCAAACATCGCATCGATTGGCCCTTCAAATATATAGTGTATTTTATTTCGATCACATGCGTCCAGATTAAAAATCTTCGGCTTACTAGTATCTAGCATGATTGTGATATAGCGAATCGAGTTATCAGAGAATGCTCTGCCTTGAAAGCCAAACAAATTCTTCTCTTCATCGAGAAATGGTATGATCAATCTTGGTTCATCATTTGCTTCACTCTCGAACTTATTAGGTAACACTGAGTTGACAAACTTCTTGAACTTAGGCGCATAGAATAGTTTAGAATGATATGCATTTGGTATGAGTCGTTCTGACACATACTTTTTAGCAGGATGATCCCAGTTGAGTTGTGAGATTTTCTTGAGTGAGTTAAGAGCAGTTGCCTTAATAAAAGTTGGCTTCTTCATTTTGTCTGCGAATACTTCAACGTCAGTCTTGACGCGAGTACCACCTTTCAATGCCATCTTTTCCATGACATATTCTTTGAATAAAGTTTTGTCAACAGACTCTAGAAATTTGTCTATGCCTAGTGTAATATTACAGTTATGACAATGATAGAGATAGCCACCGTGATCTTTCTCGAAGAAGAATCCACGTGCTTTGCTTTTGTTCTTTTGAGAGTCACCACAGAAAGGGCAACGGAAGTTATAGAGTTTCTGATTTACTGTCTTGAATTTCTCAAGACGAGACGAAATCATGCCAATGTATTTCTTATCAAGCCACATAAACATTACCTAAGAATTGATTGATTACACTGAGATTATACCAAATCTCCTATGGCTTGTCAATCAATTTTGGAAGAAATGTGAGGCTAATGCGGCACCCGCAACTGATACTGCAATCCAGTACAGTTTTGTAAAGATTGCTAGTGATTTTTCTGAAGAAATAAGCCTCTGCTCGATGTCATCCAGCTTAATAGAGTGCGCATTCATACGCTCATATTGCGCAAAATTATTTTTTTCGATGGCAATTAGTTTCTCTTCAGCACGAGCGAGTGAAATCATCGCGTCACTTAGCTGATCTATCTTCTTCTCTATTCTATCGAGACGCTTATCGTCCATTGCTCTTCTGAATGACGATTCGACTGGTGAATTATTGGCTGACATTTTTTCCTATTCCTAGTGTATTTTTGAATGAAGTTATTGGTCCTTCCTGGACTACTTCCGAGGTTGTCTCTGGAAGTTCCTCTTTATTTCTAATACTATCTTCATAATACACTATTAAGGCTTTTTGCTGATCAATATATCTCTTCAATTCACTGACATTCAGCGACAGATTTTCATAGTCTGGTACACTTATTGCAAAAAATACCACTTCACCATGTACATCTTCATATTTGATTAAAAATTCTTCAAGATTTTCTTTTGTTACAGCATAAAGTTTTACATCATACAGATTGACGCCTTTCGGTCTGCTCTGTATTGGTATCTCTTTCTCTACGTATTGTGTCTTTACAACAACAGTTTCAAGACTCGAACACGCAGATAAAACACTACTGAGAAGTATCAGATTCCAAATCTTCAAATATTTTTTTAGTTGCATCATTAACTCTTCTTTCTATTAGTCCTGGCTTCTCTAGTGTGAGTCTCGTTAAGTCGTGTCTTCTTAACTTATCTTGCAATTCACTTCTATATGTCTCAGATTTATTTAGCTCTGCTTGTAACGCTGTCAAATTTCTTCTTATCTCAGAATAATTTTGTTGTACTTGATCCAGCGTATCAGTACATTCTTGTGCCGCTAGTTCTAACGCTAAATTCTTTTTCGTAAGTGTTGCAATTCTGCTCTGTGTATCTGTATAATAATAGTACGCACCACCAACAATACCACTTAACAATAACAGAATGAAACCTAATACATATAATCTAGCCACGTACCTGCCTTTTCCTCACACCATTCACTTCGATGTAGTGTCTAGTCAGCGGCTTTGTCTTTCTCTTCTTTTTAATTCCTGGCTCACCGTCATCGCCTACACCAATGCCAGCGACTGAGCCACTGCCTGCTATATTTGTTGGTACTTCTTCCATGAGCATATCAACATGATTCATATAATCATGCAGACATTCTTCCAGATAATCTAAATCATCTGGATCTAAATTCTCTTCTCTCAACAGAAGCAGTGCCGCGGCAAACGATGCAATTCTTGTTTTACCGCCAGGAATCTTGCCTAGCAGTTTTTTAAGATTCGCGAGAAGTCTATCGTAATAGCCCCATGATCTGTCTTGTTCTGTTGTTCTTTCATCTTTAGGCAAAATTACTTTACCATCAGCATCAATTACACCTAGCTTATAAGCGTCCCAGTTTTTAAATGGTGACACCAGCCTCTTTAGAAACTGGTAGATGTTGAATATGTCAATAACGCCTTTAGCCATTATAGTTCCCTTAGTCTGTTTGCAATGAACAAATCGACTGATATCTCTGAGCTTATTATGTCGCCGTGTGCATCTAAAGCGTCAATCTTGTCTGGCATTTTACCTAAAAATATTAAGAACGTTTTTAAGTGTGGCCAGTGACATTCGTTCACTCTAAAGAAAAGCATTCTTGTTAATGCTTTCGTTTCAAATACATTATACAGTGTCAATATATGATTCAATATCAATCTTTCTTTTAAGTCTTTGTTCTCAGTATAACGCGAGAACAATCTTTTTATATACTTAAATCGATTCAAATCTTCATTGAATTCATCGATATCATACTTCACATTATTAGTATAGTTAGCGGCGGCATATAACAAAAAATTATTCTCATTCAGTATTTTCATTATCTACCTAAAGAGTAAACCCCACGTGGTGCGCATACTTTGTAAGTAGAGGCGTGTGGGGTATTATTGATTAAGCAACAGTCAATTCAGCGGCTGAAGATGTTACACTATCTGCGCCCGTTGCAGTCATCACTACTCGGAACTGATTCGCAGTTACGTATTCAGCGTCAGTAGATATTACTGTCAACGTAGCACTAGTGCCGTCTGCATCAACTGTACTTGCCCAGGTGCTACCACTATCAGTAGAAACTTGCCACTGATAGCTGATTGTTCCGCCTGTTGGAACTGTAGCTGCCGTCACTGTGAATACTGCGTCTGCGGGAGATGTTACTGAAACTGCCGCTGGCTGTGAAGACACTACAATATTCAGATCAGGGAATGCTACGTCTTCAGCGTCAGTTGAAATGCCGCCTTGACTTGACATTGCCACCAATGTTTCGTGTGTCACTCGACCAGCGCGACCGCCAGAACCAGTTACTTTGCGTACCCAACCAGGAGCAACAGAACCTTTTCCATCGCTTCTAGCCGCCCGTGATTCATTTTCATCAACACCAAAGACAACAGTACCGAAGTCTTGTGAACCAGTGTTACCGTTAGCGGCAGTCGTGGTATATTTAGGTGCTGACCCCGAAGCGTCTGTTAAACCCCATAGTGCCATTTTAGTTATCCTCTTCTATGATTAACATGTCTAGTAAATATTTTGATTTTTTACTAATCTCTTTTGGTTTACCATTAACCACGAGATAAGTTTTTTTAGAATCAAATTCTCTTGTATTTATATCATTACTGATCTTTGGTTTTTCAACAGGCGCTGGTGTTTCCACTTCTTGTCTGACCTGTTTCTTTAAATCAGCAAAAGATTTTTTCTTACTGATCTTAGGTCCGTCTTCACTCTTTTCAGAACCAGCAGTCACAGGCGGCAAGTTTGCTACCTGTTTAGCCTTTTTCTTTAAATCAGCAAACGATGACATTCTAGTTTCCTATTTCTTTTTTGCTCTAATTTTAGCAAGGTCTTCGCCGTCAATGTCGTTATCATCGTCAACGTCCATGTGCTTTAACTGAGCAGGTGATAGTTTCTTTTTCTCAGAAATATAATCACTGAACGATAGGAAAGATTCCTTCTTCATTTTCTTATGACTACCATGACCTTCTTGCATCAATACTGTTACACTCTCATCATCAACGTGTACAGTTTCAATGCCATGTTCGAACATTACTTTGTACCAAGAGACATGACCGTTCTCATCTGGTACAGCGTGTTCGCCAGTCAGTGGAGTGCCTTCGTTCCACTCGTTGTGCATGATCTTTGTCGCGCACATATGTTGATCGCCTTCAAGTGAACCCTTCTCAACTCCGTCCACTTTTGCTTCATCTACTTTTTTCATAGGTAGCCCCTTATGTTTAGTTTTTGCGAAATCCTCTAAATCTTTTTCGGACATCGACTTCGCAAGTTTCTTAACTTCATCGGAAGCATTATCCATTTCACCGCGCTTATATGCAAGCGCCATGCCCATCATTTTCTGTTGTGCTTGTGATACAGACTTTTCAGACAGTTCAACTGACTCTGCAACACCAGAGACCATGCGAGCAAACTTCAACTTAGCTCCGCGCGTTTCGAATTTAACTTCATCGATATCGCCTGAAGATGATTCTTGTGTGAGATAGTAAACCATGCCTTTGCTGAGATTGACTTTAATCAGCGGGAAGATATCACCAGAAACTGTTGAGCGAGTAGCATAGCGGAACACTTGCTCGCCTGCTTTAATGTTAGCACCTTTAAGGTCTTTCTTGTCTGCAGGCTTTAGATGAAACAGAACCATTGCTTTGATGGGAGAATCTCCAATGACACCAGCGTCTTTATAGCCTTTTCTTCGACCATAGCTGATTGCTTTGTCTTCGCCAGAGTCATTGATTGTTTTTACATTAACGACTTCGTATTTCTCTGAAAGTTGGACTTCTTCCATATGTGCTTGGGCACGAGTCAACGACTTCTGGTTCTTTTTCGCTTTCATATGACGATTCATAGCGGCAACCATATCAGCACGAGACGTTGCTTTGCTCATCTTTCCACGTTGCTTAGAAGCAATATTTTTTTGACGCCGAATCTCTGCATTATAATTCTTTGCTTCATCTGTCTGCTCGACTGATTCGAAAAGTTCTGGAAATTCATCTTCAATTTCATCTTTACGCCATTCTAAAGTATCTTTGTCCATCAAGAACTTAACAATGTTCTTTTTATCACCAGTGATTTGATAATCTCTACCTTTGTCAACTACCTTGACACGATGTTTTCTTTGAACCTTTTTGGCTCGTGCTGGTTCATCATCAAAGTAAGGAATATCTACTCTGATAGAGGTAGCTTCAGTAACCTGCTCGACTTCTTCTTTCATGCCTTTAATATAGTTCAACGTTTCTTTCTTTGCGAGAGGCATTGACTTAAATGTTTTCCACTCTTTGCCGTCAATATAGACAACAATAGGATCAGTCATTTTAGGACCACGGCGCTTATATGTGTGCTTTGTGCCTTTGTAATCAAGACCAGTCAGAAAATATTCCTTTGCTTCTTTCACTTCAGTTTCCTCTTTTGGTACACAGTTAGGCACTTCTTTGCCGTTCTTCTTTTTCTTGCCGATC